TGGTGGGTGGCCACCAATGTGGAGTACGCGCCGTGGGTGGAATTCGGCACCAGCCATATGGGCGCGCGGCCATACCTGGTGCCAGCTGCAGAGCGGATCCGGCCGGCATTCCGCGCTGCGTGGGATGCGCTGCTGCGCATGTGATCCATGAGCGCAATAGATGTGGCCGTGTTCAATAAGCTGGGCGCCGCGGCCGGATTAACGGCGCTGGTTTCGAGCCGGATCTACGCGCGCCAGGCGCCGCAAGGGGCCGCACTGCCATACGTCATTTTCAGCCACCAGGGTGGTGGCCAGGTGAATATGGAGCCGGTGGATCGGCTGGAGCTGGTGTACTGGATCCGCGCGTATGCGGCCACGCAGGCCGCGGCCGGCGCCATCGATGAGCAGATCAGCGCGGCGCTACACCGCCAGGCGCTAACGGCTACGGGCTGGGCGCATCTGGGATGCCAGCGGGAAAGTGATCAGCGGCTGGAGGAACGGGACGCGGCCGGCGCGCTGATCTGGATCACTGGCGCGCTGTATCGGATCCGCGCGCAATCGACGTAAAAACGGAGGATATAGGACATGGCCAGTTATCTGGGATCGGCTGCGGTGATTTCATTCGCCGGCACCGCAATCAATACGTACTATCGGAAGGCGAAAAGCGATGAGGCCATCGGCCTGGTGGACAAGTCGGCCGGCGCAGACACACACACCAGCCATCTGGCGGCGCTGCGCGAAACCACTTTCACCGTGGATTTCCTGATGGATGGGATCACCGTCTGGGATGCGCTGGTGCCAGGCACCAGCAGCGCGGCGCTGATTTGGGGGCCGGAGGGATCGGCCAGCGGGAAACCGAAATACACCGCCACGGCCATCGTGAAAAAGCGCACCAAAGATGAGGCATACAATGATCTGGCGCTGGCCACGGTGGAATTCCAGCTGCAAACCGCCTGGGTGCCAACCAGCTACTGATCACACGGAGCATCTGACACATGGCCACATACCTGGGCAATAACGCCTATATCAACTTCAACAGTCAAACGCTATCCACCACATACCGTAAGGCAAAAGCCGATGAGGGGATCGGCCTGGTGGATAAGTCGGCCGGCGCAGACACACACACCAGCCATCTGGCGGCGCTGAAGGAAACCACGTATACCGTGGATTTCCTGGTGGATGGCGTGACGGTGTGGAATGCGCTGACGCCAGGCACCAGCGCCACGCTGGAATGGGGGCCGGAGGGCAACACGGCCGCCAGCGGGAAACCGAAATACACCGCCACGGCCATCGTGAAAAAGCGCACGCGGGATGCCAGCTTTAACGATATCAATACCGCCACGGTGGAATTCCAGCTGCAGGCCGCCTGGACGCCGGCCACGTACTAACATGGCCAGCCTATCGCGGGATCAGATCCTGGCGCTGGCCAGCGCGCCAGCGGTGCAGCCGGTGGACATTCCAGAGCTGGGCGGGCAGGTGTGGATCCGGCCGCTAACGGTGGCGCAGGTAATGGAATTGTCCAGGGCCGGCGCCACCACGGATGCAGAGGCACTGCCACGCATGATCGTGTGGATGGTATGTGATGAGGCCGGCGCGCGGCTATTCACGGATGCAGATCTGCCGGCGCTGGGTGATCTGCCAGTATCGCTGGCCGGCCGGATCATGCAGGCCATCCAGCGGATCGGCGCAATGGACGCGGATACGGGAAAAGCTGGCGGCGCCGGCTGATAGAGGATCCGGCGCTGCGATATCAATACCGCCTGGCAGAGCGGCTGGGCGTGGATGTGGACGATATCGCAGCCTGGCCGTGGGAAAAATTCCGGCGCTGGATGCTGGCTGATGAGGTGGCATACATGGCGGATCGGATCCGCGGCACAACGGCCGGCGCCGAAATGGCAGAGGCAGACGTATACGGGATCATTGCGGCAGAGCAGGCCGCGCGCAACTGGGGCGGATTGGAGGCCAGAGAATGAGCAGCGAAATAGCCAGCCTATATGCCAGCATTGGCGCAGACACCAATCCGCTGGAGCGCGCGCTGGGAAAAGCGCACGGGCTGCTATCCGGCCTGGGATCCAGCATGGGCGGGGCGATATCCACGGCCGTGGGGATCGGGATCGCGCAGCTGGCTGGCGGCGCAGTCAAGCTGGCCGGAGGCGCGATATCCGGCGCCATCGGCCAGGCCAGCACATTTGAGCAGACGCTGGCCATGCTGGGCGCCGTTACCGGCGCCACCAGCGGCCAGCTGGGCCGGCTATCGGATATGGCCATCCAGCTGGGTGCAGACACCACGTTACCAGGCACCAGCGCGGTGCAGGCCGCGCAGGGGATGATGGAGCTGGCGAAAGCCGGCCTATCCGTGGATGCCAGTATCGCGGCCGCGCGCGGCACAATTCAGCTGGCCAGGGCCGCCAACATATCAGAGGCGGAGGCGGCCACCATTGCGGCTAACGCGCTTAACGCATACGGGCTGCAGGGAAACCAGGCCGGCATGGTATCGGATCTGCTGGCGGCCAGTGCCAATGCCAGCAGCGGATCCATCCAGGATATGGCATTTGCGCTGCGCATGTCCAGCGCGGTGGCGGCTACCGCTGGCGTATCAATTCAGGATACCGTGACTGCTATCAGCCTGCTGGCCAATGCCGGCCTGCAGGGATCGGACGCCGGCACCAGCCTAAAAACCATGCTGATCAGCCTGCAGGCGCCATCCAAAGACGCGGCCGGAGTGCTGAAAACGCTGGGGATCCAGATCTACGACAATAAAGGCCAGATGAATTCTCTGCCATCCATCCTGGCGCAGCTGGGCGGCGCCACTGGCAAGCTGACGCAAGAGCAGCGCGCGCAGGCGCTGCAGACGATATTTGGCACGGATGCAATCCGCGCGGCCAATATCCTGCTGAAAGCCGGCACGGCCGGATTCACTGAAATGAGCGGGGCGGTAAACAAAAGCGGGGCCGCGGCGGATCTGGCCAGCGCGCAGAATGCCGGCATGGCCGGCGCAATGGACGCGCTGAAATCGACGGTGGAAACGCTGGGGCTGACGTTTGCCAAACCGCTGCTGGAGCCACTAACCAGGGCGCTGCGCCAATTCACGGATTGGATTGGCGGAGCGGATGCGCAGGCCAGCATAACGCAATTCGGCACGCTGGTGGGCAATACGCTGGCGGAGGTGGTGGGCTGGGTGATCACAAACTGGCCGATGATCCGGCAGACGGTGGGCGATGTGTTCGCAGCGGTGCGCAGCGTGTGGGATGGCGTGCTGGCGCCGGCCATCGCCGGCATTGTCGGCGCATTCCAGCAGGCCGTGCTATGGGTGCAATTCAACTGGCCGCGGATCCAGGGCCAGATCCAGAGCGGGGCCAGTGAGGTGGAGCGCATATACAACGCGGTACTAAAGCCGGCCGTGGATTTCGCCGTGGGTCTATTCCGCCAGGTGGTGGCCTGGGTGCAGGATAACTGGCCGCTGATCCAGCAGACGGTGGCCACGGTGGTGGAAAAGGTGCAGGAGGTGTGGAAACGGTATGTGGAGCCAATGCTACCCATCGCAGCCGAGATTTTCGGAGGGATCCGGCAGACCATAGAAAGTGTGATTAACATCGTGCTAGGCATAATCCGCACCGTGATGCAGGCCATTAACGGTGATTGGGCCGGCGCCTGGGAAACCATCCAGGGCATTGGGCGGGATGCGTGGAATGCTATCCTGGGCATTGTGCGCACGGCTAAGGCCACGCTAGAGGGGCTGATTCAGACGCTGGGGAAGGCCATAGAAGATACCTGGCAGAATCTGCTGCGCACGATCACCGGCCTGGGCGCGCAGATCTGGCGCAGCATTGTGCTGGCCTGGGAAAGTATCGTATCCAGTCTGAATGAAAAGCTGCAACGGATCAAAGAGGATGTAGATACCGCGTGGCGCAATCTGGTGGCGGCCATTACCGGCTGGGCCAGCAGCGTGTGGCAGGCGGCCAAACGGATCTGGGATCAATTGTGGGCGGATGGGCCGGAGGGGCTACCTGGCCGGTTTCTGGCGCTGGGCCGCCAGCTAATCGATGGCCTGGTAAATGGGATCCGCAACGGCGCAGAAGCGGCATTTGGGGCCATGCGCTGGCTGGTGCAGGGCATTATCACGGTGGCCAATAACAATTTCGGGATCCAATCGCCATCCAAAGTTTTTCGGCAGATGGGCGCATACATGATGGCCGGCCTGGCGGATGGAATCAATGGCGGGGCCGGCATGGCGGCCGCGGCTATGACGCGCGCCACGGATCGGCTGGCGGCGCCGCCACCGGCCTGGGCGCCAGCTGGAGCTGGCCAGGGATCGGCCGGCGCTGGATCGGCCGGCCAGGCCACCAGCCGGCAGTACGTGCTAAACGTCCACACCGTAAGCCAGGCGGAGGATCTGCTGGCCGATTTCGCGCTGCTGCAGGCGCTGGGGGGATAAGGTGGCGCAGTCTTATAAATTCGTGATCGGAGGCACCACATACAATCTGGCCAGTGATCTGGGCCTGGTGGTGCAGCAGATGCTGGGCGCCGGCGCGCCACCGGTGGACAATATCGCCAGCCAGTATGCGCTAACCGATGGCGCCTATTTCCAGCGCAGGATCCACCGGCCGCGCACGGTGACGCTGATATGCCAGCTGGCCGGCACCAGCGCGGCCAATCTGGCGGCGCTGCGCGCGGATCTGGTGGAGCTGATGCTGGGCGCCGGCGCATTCACGCTGCGCTATTCTCCAAATTCCGGCACGATCACGGAGCTGGATCTGGCGGTGCGATACGCTGGAGGGCTGGAGGGTGGCCAGGTGCAGGCCAATATCGAGCAGCTGGCCATCCAGCTGCTGGCCGTGGATCCGTTCTGGAATGCCGGCGCCGCAACGCCAGTATCCATTGGCGTGGGTGTGGCGCTGGCGGCTGCGGCCGGATTCATGCGCACCAGCCTGGCCTGGGCCAGCATGACCGGATCCGGCTATCCAACGGCCGCGGCACTGACAAAAGGCAGTATTGCATCCAATATCGCCGGCACGGTGGTGTATATCTGCAGCGGATCCACACTGTACCGCTGGAGCAGCGGCACCTGGAGCAGCTGGGCCGCTAATGCCACGGTGCGCTGCGTGGCATTCCAGCCAAACAACGTGGGCATATACGTGGGCGGTGATTTCACCACAATCAACGGTGTGGCGGTGGCCAGGGTGGCCAAATTCGATGGAACGTCCACATTCGCGGCCATCGGAACGCCGTTTGGCGTAAGCAGCACGCATGCGCTGGATATCGCCAGTGATGGCCAGCCGGTGATCGGCACGGATAGCGGCGCATCTGGCGTGCTGAAATATGACGGGGCCGGAACGTGGGCATACGTGAATGCGGCAGTGGTGCCGCGGCCAGGCGGTGTGGCCTATACGCTGGAATGCACGACGGACGGATATGTATGGATCGGCACCAATGGTGGATGGCTATCCAAAGAGCTGATAGCCAGTGCCAGCAGCAGCGTGCCATCGCCGGCGCCATCGGCCGGCACGATCAATGCAGTGCAGCTGGATGCCAATGGCATGCTATGGGTGGGCGGGAATTTCACATTATCAGGCGTGACGCGCTACCTGGCCGGCTGGACAGGATCGGCCTGGATCATTCCAACGGGTGTAACCACGGAGGTGATGGCGCTGCGCTGCCAGCAGAGCGGGGCCATATACATTGGCTGCACTGGTGACAGTGCAGGCGGATCCTTTCTGGAAATGCAATCCGGCTATGTATGCACGCAGGTGCTGGGCTGGGAAATGCTAACCAGCGCGGTGGTGGCCATCGGATCCAGCTATGCTGGGGATATCCTGGTGGTGGGCAAAAACGGCACCACAACGGCATACACCGCCAGCACGGCCAGCGTGACTGCGGCCGGCAGTGATGGCCATTTCACGCTGGCCATTACATGCACCACGGCCGCCACAATTCGGGAGGTGGCCAATATCACCACGGCCGTGGGCGCCAGCCTGGCGCTGGCCGTGGGCGCTGGGGATGTGATCACGTTTGACACCAGGGCCGGCACGATCACCAGCCAGCTGCAGGGCCGGCTGGTGGGCCAGGTAATAAACAATGTATCGCTGGCCAGCCTGGTGCTGGCGAAGGGCGCCAATACGCTGGCAGTCAAGCTGCAGACGCCGGCCAGTATCACGGCCACCGCGGCCGTGACTGCGGCCGGCCGCTATTACAGTGCGGAGGGGCTGGCCTGATGGCGGACGCCACCTATACGCTACAAATCCGCAATCCGGCCGGCACGCTGGTGGCGGAGCTGGCCAACGTGCTGGATCTGGACGCTGGCCGGAGCATTAACACGCCGGCCGCGCTGCGGGTGCGGCTGGCGCCGGAGGCAATCGCGGCCACAATCCTGGTGCCGGATGCGCGCATGCGGCTGCTGCGCACCGGCACGGATGGGCTGGCGCGCGTGGCGCTGAATTCGGATTTCCTGCTGCGCAGCTGGCGCCAGGGCTACGCTGGCAACGCGCAATTTGTGGAGCTGGCCGGCCAGGGCGCCGCGCAGATCCTGGCGCGCCGGATTGTGGCGTATGCGGCCGGATCGGCGCAGGCAGAAAAGGCGGCCGCGGCTGCGTCCAATATCATGCGCGCGCTGGTGCGGGAGAATCTGGGATCCAGCGCGGCCGCGGATCGGGATCTATCCACCTGGCTGCAGGTGGAGGCGGATGATGGCGTGGGCGCGTCCATTGCCAAATCGGTGGCCTGGCGGCCGCTGGATGGGGCGCTGGCGGATGTGGCAGAGGCCAGCGCGCTGGCCGGCACGCTGCTATATTGGCACATTGCCTGGGCTACCGGCGCTGGCAAGTATGAATTCCAGGTAAAGGCCGGCCAGCCTGGAGCGGATCGCACGGCCAGCGTGCAGCTGGATAGCGCGGCCGGTGATGTGCAGGATGCGCTGCTGCTGCGCGATTACACCGCGCAGATATCGCACGTATACGTGGGCGGCCAGGGCGTGGGCGCCGCGCGCACGGTGGTGGAGGTGGACGCACCAGAGCGGCTGGGATCCAGTCCGTTTGGGCGTGTGGAGGGCTGGGCGGATAGACGCCAATACACCAGCAGCACTGGGATGAGTGATGAGGGCAGAGCGGAGCTATGGGATAAGCGCGCGCGGGTCTTATTTTCCGGCACGGTGAATGCCGGCGCGTGGGAGTATTCGCGGTATTGGGAGTTTGGGGATCGGGTGCGGGTGCTGCACGCCGGCCAGCGGCTAACGTGCATGATCAACAGTGTGCGGATCGGCCTGGCGGGTGGCGCTGAAACGATCACGGCAGATCTGCGGGAGGTGGGCTAAGCATGGCGGAGCGGATGCAGGGCGCGCTGGCGGATCTGCTGCGCGAAATCGGGCGGATGGATCGGCGCCTGGAGGCGCTGCAGGCAGCCGAAACCGCCACCGGTGGTGGTGGCGGCGCTGGCACCGTTACCAGCGTGGCGCTATCACTGCCGGCTATCCTCACGGTATCAGGATCACCCGTGACAACGGCCGGCACGCTAACGGCCGTTCTGGCCACGCAGAGCGCAAACCGCGTATTTGCGGGGCCAACGGGTGGCGGCGCCGCGGCGCCCACATTTCGCGCGCTGGTGGCTGCAGACATTCCGGCGCTGGGCTATGGCTATGGCACCGTTACCAGCGTGGCGCTATCACTGCCGGCTATCCTCACGGTATCAGGATCACCAGTGACAACGGCCGGCACGCTCACGGCCACGCTGGCCACGCAGGCCGCCAATCTGGTATGGGCTGGGCCGACTACTGGAGCGGCCGCGGCGCCGACA